GCTACGACATCGAGGATCTCGCCGACCCGGTGATCTGCATCACCGACGGCTCGATTGAGTCGGAGCGGATCGCCCGGTCGTCCCACATGCGCGATTACGCGGTCGAGATTTACCTTGCCCGGCACACGCCGGAAGAGGCCGACTGCGACGTGATGCTAGAGATGCTCGAGGAGCTGCTGGGCTACCTTGAGGATCACAACTGGCCGGGGATCACGTGGCCGACCGGCGTTACGTCGCCGCAGACGATCGTGGTTGAGAAAAACCCCGGCGATGCGTTGCAGGAGCGGAACGTGTGGCGGGCGGGGATCGTGGTGACGTTCCGGGTGCCGAGGAGTCACTGATATGACCGAGGTCGTCCGCATCAAGCTCGAGGGGCTCGGCACCGGGAAGGTGACGGGGCGGACGAAGTTCAAGTGGGGCCACGTCCTCGACCGCATGTCCGCCGGCCGGCAGAAGGCTCTGAAAATCGCCGGTGCCGAAGTGCGGCGCGGCGTTCAACGGTCGATGTCCAACCGCAAGCCGCAGATGGAAAAGCTCGTGGAGATCGGCACCGTTGAAGGGCAGCGGCTCGTCGCACGACGGACGCAGTTTGCCAAGTCGGACAGGGTGACGAGTTGGAAGACGGCGCAGTTTCCGAAAGGCTTCCTGCGGTCCGACATCCAGTACGACTACGACAGCTCGACGGACAGCGTCGTCGTTGGGCCGGCGAAGCTGCCGAAGCTCAACAAGCTCCACGAAGTCGGCGGCACGATCAATCTGTGGTTCGTGAAGACTGCCGCCCCGGCGAAGGTGCCGCGCAGGTTCTCTGGCGGGGCCGTGTTCGGGATCACGTCGAACCGGCCGATCGGCAAGCAGTCGATCAAGCTCGGGTCGCGCCGGGTGAAGGCTCGCCGGTACATGGCGCAGGGCTTGAAAAACGGCATGGCGAAGATCCCCGAGGCGTTTCGGGACGCGATCACCGGCCCCTGACCCGCCACACCCCCTCCGGCCTTGCCGCCCCGCCGCCGACGATAGAGCCACACCCCTACGCGGAGGCTCTCATGGCCGGCGAAACGATCGTCCTCGGCAAGAACGTCACCTACACGGGCGTCTCCAACGTCAGTGACGGGTCGATTACGACCACGTTCACTGAGATCGACAAGACCAAGTCGGGCGACACCGAGCGGACGATTCTGCGCGGCTGGGCCGAGCAAACGCTCGATTTGACCTGCATCGACGCGCCGGGCGTGACTGTCGGCAGCGTCGTCTCCGTCAGTGCCTCCGGGGCCAACGGCCACAACCTCTCTTCCGTGAAGTTCTTGGTCACGAGCGTCAGCCAGTCCGAGCCGCTCGACGACAAGGTCACCTTCTCCGTTTCTTGCACCCGCGGCGTCCAATAAGGAGCGATCGACATGGCAGTAGCTCTCGGTCGGGACGGCGGCGCACCAACTGGCGGCAACGGCGCGACGGGCGTTACCGCGGTGACGTGGAACCAAGAGTCGACCGCGATCGACGTGACGCACCGCGGGCTCGTCAATGCCAGCGGCATTTCGTACAAGGCGGCTACCGGCGGATTCATTACCCGCACCGCTGAGATTGAGTGCCTCGACGCCACGGCGGTGATCTCCAGCCTCGCCGGTGCCGGCACCGGCTACATCGTCACCAACGTCTCGGAGAATCGGCCGCTTGACGGGCCGGTGACGTTCACGCTGACGGCGAAGAAGACCTCCTGACCACGAGGGGGCGGCATGGCGATCTCTCTCGGGCGTGACGTTGTGGTGACGTGGGACGGCGTGACCGTTCCTGGCGTCCGCGACGTGCAGGTGAGCGTTACCGGCACCACGCGAGAGATTACGCCCTTTGGCAGCCGGGCGACGTTCTCGTACCACACCGGCTACGGGGTGTCGATCAGCATCGACACAATCGACGACGCCGCGGCTACGACCGCCATCGCGGCAGCCATTGCCGGCACTGAGATCGCTGTCGTCGTCGCCGGCTATTCGTTCTCGGCGGTCGTCGCCAACGTCAACGACTCGATTCCCCTCGACGACGCTCGGGGGTGGTCGATCCAGATGACGAAGACCCAAACAGGACTGCGCACGTGAAAGAGTTTCGAGATGACAAGGGTCGGCCGTGGTACGTCTCGCTGACGGTGTCTTCGGCCGCCCGCGTGAAGGACTTGGTCCGCGTGGTGCTGCCACCGAAGTCGGCCGACGAGCCGGCCCCGACGGAAGCGGTGCCGTTCGATCTGATCGACGCCGGCGAGATCGCCCGCACCTTCCAAGTTCTCCGCAGCAACTTCTCCGCCCTGGGCGAGACGCTCTACGCGATCCTCTTGCCGGCGATCGAGAAGGCCGGGATCACCAAAGAAGAGTTTCTCGACGCTCTTCGCGGCGAGCCCCTCGAGCAAGGAGGGCTGGCAGTCGAAGAGGAGCTAATCGCTTTTTTCCCCCCGCGCCTCCGCGGCGTGGTGACCTCGCTGTCGGCTCGGATGACGGAGCTGGCCGACGAGGTGACCAAGCAGGCGGAGGCGGCCCTGCGGACTCCTGGGCCGTCGTCTGGGAGTGTGCCGGCATCACCGGACTCGACCCGGACAACCGCACCCTCCGACAGTTGATGGCGGCCCGCGATGCTCGGCTTGAGTCCGATTGGTGGCACACGGCACAGCAGCTCGCACAGTTTTACAACGCGAATCGTGGCCAGGGTAAGCCGGCAGTCGAGGCCGCAAAGTTCAACCCGTTCACGAAGGCCAGACCGACACCGAAGAGAGAAGCGACCCAAGCCGACCTCGAAGAACTGTTCGGCCCCGCCGGAGGATGACAAATGTCAGCGTCAGCAGTCCGCGGCGGTCAGGTCTACGTCGAGATCGGCGCGAATCCGTCGAAGTTGTTGAACGCCCTGCGGATCGTCAACACGCAGATCGGCAACCTGGGTGATGGCTTGTCGAGCGTCGGCCGGACGATGGCATTGGCTGGATCGGCGATTGCCGGGCCGATCATGGCGGCCGGCACCGCGTTCGCCAGTCAGAACGCCGAAGTCCTTCGGGCTCAAGCCTCGCTCGTCTCGCTCGGCGAGGCCGTCGGCAGTGCCGTCGCCCCGGCCGTTGTCGGTGCGTCGAACGCGATCGCCGGCATGGCGGAAGCGGCGGCCCGGTTCGTCCGCGAGAACGAAGACCTCGTCCGCCAGGTGCTCGCCGTCGGCGGGGCTCTGGTCGGCGTCGGGACGCTGCTGTTTACGTTCGGCAAAGGGCTCTCGATCGTCTCTGGCATCGCCGCAAGCATCGGGCCCTCGATCATGTCGTTTGCAAAGATCATTGCAACGGTAGGCGGCGCACTCATCACGATCGCCACCAGCGGCCCGGTGCTGGCGATTGCCGCCGTCCTCGGTGGTATCGCAGTCGCGGCCCGCGTGGCCGGCGTCGATCTGGCGAAGATGGCCGGCTCGCTGCGGGGCTCGTTTGACGGCCCCATCAACGACGCGAAGGCGCTGCTCGCCGACCTGGGCGAGACAACGTCAACGACGATCACCGGGGTTTACAACTCGATCGCGGCCGGGGACATCGCCGGGGCGATCGACATCCTCTGGTCTGGCGTGCAGGCGGCGTGGCTCCGCGGGCAGGCGGCGATCATGGGGGTGATCGATCCGTGGGTGAGTCTGATCCAGAACACCTTTGACGTGCTCGGCACGTACGTCGTGAGCGGGCTTGACCTGCTGTCCACCGATGCCGGGAACGCTGTCCGGAAAGTCTCGTCGGTCGTCATGGGCATCTTCGACGAGCTTGCCAACGGCGTGATGGCGACGTTCGACATGATGATCGGCAACATCCAAAAGGCATGGATTCGGATCACCGGCTTCCTGCAAGGGGCGACCGACACGCAAAGCAAGCTCGACGCCATCGACAAGGAAAACCAGTCGAGGGCCGATCAGCGCGGCAAGGATCGCCCCGGCCTTGCCGCTCGCATGAATGAGGCGATCGGCACCAACGCCACCGAGTCGCAGGCGGCAAGGGATCGCCAGTCCGCTGCGATGTCGGACCTTGATAGGCGGATGATGGGCCGCGAGGACGCCAACCGCCAGCGTGCCGCCGACCGCATGGCGGCGGTGGATCAGGCAAAGACGGCTCTCGATCAGAAGGTGGCCCAGACATCCGCCCCGGATGGAATCAAAAAGCCAGAGACGGGAAGCATGTCTACCAGCATCGCCGGCACCTTCTCGGCGACCGCGGTCGGGCAGATGGGTGGCGGCAACGTGCAGAAACAGCAGCTCGACGCGCTGCTGAAGATTCAGGCCGGCATCGACCAAGCGAACCGCGTCGGTGGCATCGTCGCATGAGGTGGTAGATGGCTCTCACATGGATCGAAGACAGCAGCTCGAGGTCGTCAACGATCTTCCGTCTCGGGCGGAAGGACGCGAGCACCCGTACCCGCGTTTTCAACGTCTTCGGCACCACCAACGAAGACGTGCTCCATGCCGACGCCAACCAAAGGATCTCCGCTCAGTATCAGTACTGGCAGTACCCCGGCCAGCCGACGGTCAAGCTGCGGGCCGAGTCCTACAGCGTCGAGTACCAAGGCGACGACTCGTGGAAGGTCACGATCAACTACGAGAAGATCGGGGCCGACGATTCGACGCAGACGGCACCGCTCAAGCGGGCACGCTCTTTCGACACCTCGGGCGGCACGAAGCACGTCACCGAGTCGGTGACCGGGGCCGACAAGGCAGCGTATGCCGCCGGAGGCACGACGCCGACTTCGATGGGCGGGGCGATCGGCGTCGATGACAACGGAGTAAACGGTGTCGATGTCGTAGATCCGGCTCTTCAGTGGCAGGAGTCCTACGACGTTCCATCCAACTACGTCACGTCGGCGTACATCCGCAATCTGGCGATTCTTACCGGCACTGTGAACGAGGCAGCCTTCCGCGGGTTTGCCGCCGGCGAGGTGCTATTCGTCGGTGCTTCCGGCAGCCACGAGTGGGATGACCAGCGAGGATACGGCCCGTGGTCGCTCTCGTTCAAGTTCGTGGCGTCACCAAATGCCGGAGCGGGGAAGACGCTGCCGGCGTTGACCGTTGACACCATCACCGGGATCGAGAAGGGCGGCCACGACTACCTCTGGATTCAGTTCGCCAAGATCGAGGACTCCGCGAAGGCGCAGATGGCCCGCCGGCCGTTCGCCGTCTACGTGGACAAGGTCTACAAGGACGGCGACTTCTCACTGCTTGGGATCGGAGTCGCATGAGCGAAGGACGAATCCAACCCGGTCCGGTGCGAGGGCAGCTATCCGCCCGTGCGTGGAACCGCGCTCAGGACGCCGCAGACATCGTCCTGGGGCAGCGATCCGACGGCACGGCTGCGGGCCCGTCCGACGGCCCCAAGCCGTACACCGCGATCCTGGCGAAGAACAACACCACCGGCACCGTCAACCGCTGGGGCGTCCTCTCCGTCGCCGGCGTTGTGTTCACGCCCTCGGGTGCGACCGGCAACGCGACGCAGCAGTTCCAAGATCAGCCGGTCTTGAGCGGCGGCCTGCCGACTGGCGGGTCGTCATTCGTGGTTGCGGTCGAGCCGATCGCGGCCGGGAAGATCGGGCGAGTCGCGGTCGCTGGCGTCGTTCAAGCCAAGATCAACGTCGTCGCCGAGTCCGACACGTTCGCCACGGCGAAGGACGGCGACTTGACGCAGCTCACCTCGGCGTCGAGCGGCGAAGCTCAGATTCTCTGGAAAGAGTCCGGCACCGGGGCGAGCAAGTGGGCCATCGTGCGGTTCGGCGGGGCTGGCGGGGCGTCGATCCGGCTCGGGAAGGTCACGGGCACGTGGTCGAAGAACGCCACGGCGAGCGTGACGCATTGGAAGGGCGACGGCTCGCAGGCTGTCACCGGGGCCAGCGGGCCGGCGACGTTTACGGCGATCAACCGGGCACAG